TGAGAATTTAGTGTATTCTCCTAATAAAAATTTGTGGTAATCGTCTATATATATGGGAGGGACGGATATAATATGCATTACAAACCCTTTAGAAACATCATAATACCCTTTATATAACTTCTTACTTGCTAAGAATTTTTCGTAATACTGGTATTTTTTATTGAATCTAGGATTAAATAATACATATATAGATTCGGGATATTGGGGACGGTCATCATCCCCAATATATAGACCTTTAAACCCGAAATCTTTTTCTCCTACTAGAATAGGAGAAACCATTGGCATAAGTAGAGTAGTAGAAAAATTTTGTGCAACTTTACTCAAAACAATCTAAAGAAAGACTGCCTTTTTCAATGTATTGTACATACTCTTTTTTAGTCATATTCCACTTACCCTCTTCTCTATGCCATTTGAGATCTTCTATTAGCTCTGTAATAGATTTTATTTCATATGTAGAACCCTTTAATTTACCTCCCGTGTATAAAGCGCACTCTACATCTTTTTCTGTCATTTCAAAAATCATAGGATCATTATAACAATCCATTTCTGCTACGATAAATTTAAAATTATCTATTCTATAGTCTTTTAAATTATCTTGCTTAGCAACCCAGTCCTTTAAACCTTGCAAATAGAATGCGCCTTGTCTAAAATAACCGAATTGAATAAAGCTTTTAGGGAATTCAAATACAGATTTACCAGTAGTTTTAATGTCGGTAGGTTTTACTACCTTATTTACATGGTCAATAATTACTCTATCTAAATAACCTTTGCATTTTATTCCTTGAAAGTCAAAGAATAGTTCCATTTGATCGTAAACTTCCATTAATGGATGGTCTACAGGATCTACTATATACTTTTTAGTATGCACATTAGTTTTTAGAGCATGTACGACTTCTTTTGCTTGCTCTAGTTCTTTTGCACTAATTACTTTCTTTCCTTTAGAGGAAATTAGAAAATTATAGTATTTAGTATAATTATTTTTACCATCATTGAATTTCTTACGTACCGTTTCTAGACCTAATTTAAAGCCTATATTATTGTAAGCTGCGTCAAATACATCATCAAACGGTAAATTATCAGTATTTACTTCTTCGTAATCTGCGAGTAATTTACATAGATCTCCCATCATACCTGCGGGCCTGTTTACATTCATAACAGCAAATTCTTCATCGAATTTTTCAGGTTCAGTAATAAGACAATCTACAGCAGAGCCTTTTGTAAAATAAGAAGTATCTACTCTTTCAGGCTTCGTTACATGCTCTGCATATTTTCTAGGCGATGTAGCAAATAAATTTAATGACGACACACTCATTACATGAGCGTTTACTTTAAAAATATCTAATTCCATATTATATAATTTGTATGTTAAATACTAATTTTTTTTCATCAGAAGGTATATAGGTTATCTGGCCTGAACTTCTTACAAATTCTACACTATCTTCAGGTATCTTACCTTTTTCTACCAGTGTATCTAAGAACCATTTGGTCCAGGGCCATTGATTATCACAATCCCAATTTAATCTATCTGCAGGTTTATACATGTCTATCCAGATTCTTAAATAGCACCCTTCAGGTATTACTATTTTAGGAATCTGGTCTATGTATTCTCCTAAGTATTTGTGCATCCATTTAGCTACTTTAGATCTTGCAGTATAATGCAAAGAGCCATCATAGATACGTTGCCCATTAATAGTCCAATATTTAGGTTTACCAGCTACAAGAGGATTAGCAATGATTCTATTTTTGTTGCTATCTACTAAGTATCCAGCAGCATTAAAATAATAGAATCCAGATTGTATATTTTTCAAGTGCTTCTTAGGAATCTTACCTTGAGTGTAATCTGACTTTTTATAATATTTTGCTCTTCTTCTTTGTGATATTGGTATTTTGTCTTCATAGTTTGGAATAACTATTTTCCAAACTTTATTATTATTTTCCATTACATTCTTTAATTAAGAATTGTTCCGCTTTTTCTATTCCATATTCTGCAATAAGATCTGATATATCTTTGCTTTCTTGTATAAATATACATTTTGCATTTATATCTAAATAATCTTTTAAGGTGTTTGCACCATTCCTACCTGCATCGTCATTATCAAAAAGAATAAAAACTTTATTAAAGTTATCGCATTCTTGTTTAATAATAGGATATTGAGTTCGAGTGCCCTCAGATTGAGGAGCAATAGAACTGTAACCAAGCTCGTGTAAAGACATGACATCCTTTAATGATTTTGTTATAATTAAAGTGCCTTTTGTTTTATCAAGCTGTTTAAGGCCTTGTACATCATCCTTTTCTACATTGCTCAGCCATTTGATTGAGCCTTTATGAGCAAGAGGTCTATATACTTTAAGATTGCCCGAAGGAAATCTATAGCAATACACAGGATTATTTGTAAAACTTTGTAGTAATAATTTCTTGTTTAAGAATATATATCGTGCAGAATACACTTCATATTTTAAAAGTGTTTGTTCTGTAATTCCATATGTTGCCCAATAATCTTTGTCTTGTTTTGTAAATCTTTGTGGTTTACACTGTATTTGACTTTTTGGGGAATAATCATTCTTAAAGCTTTTATATACTTTTTGTTCTACTGTAACAAATTTTGCAGGTTTAGACGCAATAGATAAATTAAGATCTCTATCTATGATCTGTAATGCGCTTGCAAAATCTACATTATGTAAATGCATTACCAGATCAAAACAAGAGCCTTGTGCTCCGTTAAAATCTTTAAATCTTAATTCACCAGAAGCAGTAATATATAAAGCAAACGAAGGATTTGACTCATCCCTCAAAGGGCTTTTGTAAGCCTTATTAAGTTCAAAGTCAAATCCTAAGTAGTGCTTCATTATGTAAGATTCGCTTACATATTCTAAAATAGAATTTTTAGTAAGCTGTTTAGGAACAATAATATTCCTTGAATCATACATAGGTTAGATTAGAATGGTAAAACGTCTTCTGTAGAAGAAGCAACTTCTGCAGTAGCTTCTTTTGCAGCTATCTCCATTTTATCATATTTAGGAGAAATCTTCAAAGAAGATGGCTGCTTATCTTGAGCCTCAACAAAAGGTGTAAAATTAGGAAGAGAGTTGTAGTCACGATAGTTATATACTACCTTAAGCTTTAGAAGCTTGCTGTAATCCTTATTTGCCATAAGTGCTACAAGATTTGTACAAAACTCTTCAAAAGAATTACCAGTAACTACAAATTGCTCTGTAGAAATAAATTGAGTACAAATATGCTTGATTCTTACAAGCATACTATTAACTCTACGATTAACTGCATCTTCAGTAGTTTCGCCCTCTTTTGGAGTAACATATTGAGGATTTACCTCAAACTCGTTATGCATTAGAGAGTTGCCGTCTGAATCTTGAAACATAAAAGAAAGGTATGGTTTACCGTTCTTATCTGCTTTTTTCTCAAGTCCCATAAATTTAACATTTTCGTTAATGCCCACAGGAATTGGACTTGCTGATGAACCTGTGTCTACTGTAGTACTTTGATTAATTGTATACATACTGTGTTATTTATTATTAATTATTATTACCAAATATCTGCTGATGTGTCTTCATCTCCATACTCTCCTTGAGTAGAAGTCTCTTCTTCTGCTACTATTGTATGAGAATCGTATACTTCTTCAGAATTATCTACTGTGGTCTCTTCTTCAGTAGTTTCTGAATAGATCTCATAGAATTTGTAGTTAGAAAAATCATCAAAGGTTTTAGAATCGCTTTTTACATTTAAAGATACTTTACCTGCAGTTGCAAGGTCGTAAGTACTTCTAAGGTCTCTGTTATGAGGCATGTTATTAGCAATACCTTGATGATTGATAGCGACACCTTTGTTGTCTGGTGCCTGGTACAAATATGCATTTCCGCTATCAGAATATGCAATACCGAACTTATTAGAACCTTTTGTAATTCCCATTCTGCTCAATAGTGCAGGAGAAAACTTAATAGTTCCATTTTCTCGAAGTTCTATACATAGATCATCTCCGAACTTGTTCATGCGTTCTACACGCTTACCGATTAGTGTTAGTTTCATTATTCGTAATATTGATTTATAGTTTTAATTACTTCATTGATATCATTAGGAATCTTTAAATCGTCAAACATTCCTTTAGGCGATTTACCTGTAGTAGTACCATCGCTTTGGGTTATAAAATAGTGCTTGATACTTCCGTCAGGGTCTCTTTCTACATCTGTAAAAAGAACAATAGTAAACATACCTTCCATGTTTACTTTGTCGTCTACTAGTTTACCGATAGTTTTAAACTTGAGCTTTCTATTGCCCGACAGGTCAGTAGAAGCTTCTGCATGACCGATCATTACAAATGTAACATCATCACGCATATTCTTACCCGCATTGGCAATTTCCCAAGCATGCAAACCTATCTCTGTAAACTTATCAAAGCCTCTCTCGTTAGCTCTACGCATAAATTCGTTAGCCATTACATATTGAAAGTCGTCAATAACGACAGTCTTAATATGTGGCATCTTATCATTTACATGATTGATCGTAGCAACAATAGAGTTAGCATTGTCTGTTGCAATATAATTGCCATTTGGATTCTCTTTAGTTAAAGGGCTAAAGTTTTTCTTCCAGCCTCGAAAAGGCATTGGCTTTTTTGCAACATTGATAATAAAAGTAGATTTAGGGTCTAGTGCTTCAAGGCTAGTGGATTTACCACTACCAGACTCGCCTATAATTAAGATTTCTTGGCTCATTTAAGGGGAACTCATTATTTGTTTATATTCTTCTATTCTGTTGTGCTTGAGGTTGTCAAGCATACTTAAAACAAGACCACTCTCACCATCTCTATTTTTTATAATATGCCAATAGATCATAGCTTGTGTGCTGTCTTGTGGGTTTAGTATTGGTAAATTCTTAGGCCCGTAAGTTTGTAAGTGCAGCATAAACGGTTTATGCGACACCATCACATAGTCAGAGCCATGAAAAACTGCGTCACTACCGAAAATATCCTTTTTCATAGGATACTGTTGCATAGGATTTGCAAGTCTTTCAGACTTTTCTATCTCACGATTTAATTGGCTTAGTGCTATAAATATACACTTTATTTTCTTCTTTACAAACATAAACATGCCATATAATCTTGATAATATTTCACGTTCTGATGCTCCTTGAGCACCTCTTGTAAGTAAAGTATGGTCCAGCACTATAACAGTACCATAATATTTACCTTTTACTTTTTTCTGTTCTTCATGAAACGACATTATGGTATCAAATATCTCTTGTACCGAACCTGGCACATCGACATAATAGATGTCATAATTTTTTATCTCATTTTGAACATGGTTTTCTGCAGTCTTAAAATCATTATCAGATAATGAAGATTGCCCAGAGTAAAGTTCTGTAACAGTTTTACTCATTTTAGAGGATATCTTTCTACCGACCTGCTTTAATGCAAGCATCTCGAAATTAAAAGATAACACAGAAAAATTCTCGTGTTTATTGCAATCGAATAAACTTGTTTCTAATTCATTAGCAATGCTAGATTTACCAGAACCTGACATACCAGCAATCGTCATAATAGTACCCCATTCTATGCCGCCTACTAATTTAGTATTAAGCTTAGACCAACGGGTCTTCAAAGATCTTACACGACCTTTTCTACGATTGTCAATATATTCTAGTGCCTCTTTACCTGCCTCTTGAATATGTTTGTATTCTAATTTATTCGATCTTTCCGCCATAATTCACAGAGTTTTGGGTTTTAAAATTAGGACTATCAATATAATTGATTACATCTTTCCATATATCTTGGGAAAGCCAATTCTTTAATGTCTTCATATAAGCAGTATTACCATTGTCAGTATATCTTTTGACATAGTAATCAATTGCTAGTTGAAGAGATGTTGTAGTGGCTCTATTAGATTTAACTATAGAAATATATAAATCCCTTATCTCCTTTGTTCCTTCTTTCAAGTACGATTCCATACCATTTGCACGTCTAACTTTAACAGGATAAGAGTTTAAAAACTTCTCAAATTCTGCTTCATAGACATTTTCAAGTGATACGAGATCTTCATCACCTAACAAAGGGTTGTCAGAGCGTTGATCGCTAAAGCTATCTACCATGTCTTTGATAAATTCTTCACCACGATCCGTGCTCATCCATTTTCCTTCAAGATCTATCAGAAAACCTTTCTTTTTAAGTACGGTAAGATTATCTATAGGTATAGGTTCAACATTTTTGTTGTACTCATTTAATAGATGTTTCTTTTCGTAAACATAACAATACAGCATAAAATACTGATTTAAAGTTATTCCAGCCTCTTTTAAGACTGCAATGAAAGGTGTTCCAAAAGCTATCATTAGCTAAGATTTAAAGGGTTAAACTTTGTAAGGAACAAGTACTTTTTACAGAGGATTTTTAGCCTCAGCCATTTCCCTCTGGTATAAATACTCGTCTTCTTCTGGGAAATTTATTTTCTTTTTTGTGTTCTTTTTTATCTTCCATTTCTTATTAAACTGTGTTACTTCTATACTATCTCGTCTACCGAGTCTATCCACTTGCAATTCTGGTCTTTCTGTGTTCTTTTTCGTACCCATTTTACTTCTTGACTTCCTTTTACATAAATATTAATATAGATTGCTTTCTTTCCGTCTATCGTTTTTCGTAATGTTCTACCTTTTCTCTGAATGTTGTCCAGAGCTTTAGAGCTACCTGCTGCACATATGCCTAAACTACAATCAGGAACATTTAAGCCTGCATTCAATGCTTTGACAGAGCTGATAATTCTTTTATTGTTATCAGTACTACCAAAATCTTCTAATGCTTTCTTTCTGTCTGATTTGTTAAGCTTGCTGTGAAATGTAACGCATTCATCTCCTAGATTTTCTTGCAGACTTTCTGCGAAAGAAATACTCTCACTGAAAACTAAGGCCTTTCTATCTGAGAACTTATCTAGTATCTCTTTTGTGAGTTTTACCTTGTTTTTTGCATTGTAGCATATATTCTTTCTTTTCTGCATCATTCTATAGAAGATGTTAGCCCACTTGGACTTGTCTTTGTCTTTAGAATTTTTCCACCGAGTTGCATTTGTAAATGCCTGATAAATACCACCTAAATAATTAGCAGCCTCATCATATATTTTATTTACTCTATTATAATCAAGAGCTTCAAAAGGCGTAAAACTTACTCCTATATTATATACAACATGATCTGAGATAAGACCAAGGTTCTTGGCTTTTCTAAGATCTGTCTTCATTAGTATAGGTGCAAACGTCTCTAAGTATTCTTTGTACTCATCGTTTTCGGGGGGAGTGGCAGTCAAACAGTATATCTTATTCCATGTATTATTCTCATAGAATTTACGATATTCAGGAGATAAAGTAGTGTGAACCTCGTCCACAACTACTATCTCCCAGTGTTCTTTAGTAAATTTATATGCAGATTGTATGCACACAAAGGTTACATCAGATAATATACTCTCATCTGACCACTTTTTAAATTCAGCATTCCATTCGTTATCTCTCAGATTTTCAGTAGGAACAATTACAAGAGCTTTACTGCTAGGTGCATTTTTTAATGCATGTGATATAGCTAACACACCTATTCTTGTTTTACCAAGACCCGTAGCAGCAATAGAAGTACCTTTGTAGCCGTTTTTTGCCCAGGTATTCAAATGCTCACGTTGTTCATTATCTTTCTGTCCGTCCAGATCTAGTGTTTGCTGCATTTTTATGATATTGAATTAAATATTTAGCATAATTAGTGTCTATTTTTTCGTTTTTGTAATAAATAATTTCATTACCAGAGTCTATTGCGTCTTTAACTAGACGGTCAAAATACTCCAGCTCTTCACTCCTAAGATCTAAAGAATCTTTCAAGGAGTGGATCACTTTCATGTGTCCCATAAAATTTAAGGATTTGTAAATATAACTATTTTTCCCACTGACTGCTAATATTAGCCTCAGCTTTTAGCAATCCTGATGGCAATATCACAGTAGCCGCAGCTTCCATGAGTTCTGACATTTTTGCTCGCCATGTTTCCGCGTAGTCTTTATGACATAGCGTATCAATTTGGTCATGAACAGTCATAACCATTTTGACAGGTATATCATTAGACTTAATATAGTCACGGATATAAACCATAGCTAGTTTAGTCATGTCAGCACCTGTGCCCTGAATAGGAGTATTTTTAGAAGCACGTTCTATACTGCCTAACAGTTTAAAAGAATCGCCATCCATATCGTGTACAAGCATAGGAGACCAGTTATCGAAATATCTGATACGCCTAATAGGAGCATACGTTTTTATAAAACCGTGATTCTTACCGTAATTACCAAGCGACTCTAAAAACTTTCCAATAGAAGGAAAGGCTTCAAAGTATTTGTCAATCAGATCAGTAGCTTCAGTTTGTTTTATATTTAATGTCCACGATAATTTATGCGGTCCCATGCCATATGCAAGGCCAAAATTAATAGTCTTTACATTTGTCCTCAGCTTTTTATGCTTTGGACAGTCGCACTTCTCTTTATTAGAAAGATAAGCACAACCATCCTCCGCACTTGTTAACCACTCATCTCCATAAACCAGATCAGCACAGACACTATGTAAATCCTGTCCTTTTTCTAGAACATCTCGCCATACAGGGTCTTTTGACCCTTCAGCTATGATACACAACTCTTGAGAACTGTAATCTGCTGAGACAAATACATAGTCTTCATCACTTGGAGCAAAGCAATTCCTAAACTTATTATCAGCAGGTATCTGCTGCATGTTAGGAGTATTACTTGCTACGCGACCTGTGGCTACGATCTGATTAAATGAAGTGTGGACAGCACCATCAATACGAACATTGTCCAAGAAAGCCTCGCCATAACTAGTAGCAAGTTTCATTTTTTCTTTATAGTCAATATATTTACCAATTAAAGGGAATTTATGTCTGTATTTATATAACTCTTTACCATTTACATTTTCTAGGTCTGGTATGAATATTTTAAATACAGCCAATACTTGAGTCGGGCTAGACCATTTAACGTCTATCTTTCTCAATTCTTCTACAGGAGTAAACAGATCTCCTTGTATATACTTACTAAGAAAACCATTTAATCTAGGATTAGTAATGATCTCATTATCAAGCTCTTTTTCTAATGCAATAGCTTGCTTAGTAGAATCTTTAGAAATCTCTTTCCACTTTTCTTGATTTATAGGAATACCGTTGTATTCGATATCAGCAAAAGCAAGAGCTGCTTTATTTTCCAGAGATATAGTCTCTGTAAGATTTCTTTCTGTTATTATAGATTCTTGCAAGTTTCTGATATCAATCAAATACTCGACATCCTTAGCACCATAAACTATTTGATTGTCATCAAACGGCTTGCCTTCTAGTCCTATAAATTTGTTACGAGGTTCTTTATTTAAATCTACATTTAAATATCTTTTACATAAAGCTTTCAGCGAATACCCAGGACTTTGCTTACCACAATAAATAACTTGATCTGCAAGCATTGTATCCCATATTCCTTCCATTTCTATTCTCCCCCATTTCTTTATAAACTTATAGTCAAACTTAGAATTATGAAGGATCTTTATAATATTAGGATTTTCAAGTACAGCACGTAAAGGCTCAATTGATACAACTCTAGTATCAATAACAAATTGATGCTCTTTATCACCTATCTGAAACATAATCATTTTCTTAATAAGAAAATCCATACCCTCAGTTTCAGTGTCAACGCCTAGATATTTTTTGCTAGAGCAATACCTGGCTACATCTTCCATAGTACAAGTCTTACAATATTTGTAAGGCACTGCACTATTAGGTCCGACAAAATAAATCATTTGCCTAATAAATTATTAAAATTTCCTGATGTCTGTTCTAATGCATCATTTTCACCAAACCCAATACTAGGAATATAATTACCAGACTTATCTTTTTTAAACATCATAACTTTAGGTTCTTCATTTAAGGACTCAAAATTAAAAACCAGCCCTTCAATTGTAATATTATAAAGTTTATGTGCCTGTTCGTCAGTTAATGTATTCATATCGAGAGTATCGAAATTAATTCCTAATTCGTCACAGCTCTCTTTGTCTATCTTTGTAAAATTACATTGACTAACAAAACAACAATGAATAGATTTTGCAAGCTTATTCATTCTTTTGCAATTCTTTGCAATATCAGAAGGGTCTTTGAATAATTCAGGAGGAATTATAGATTTCTTTCTCTTATAGTCACCTGTAAGCATATACAAAGTTGCTTCAAATTCATTCTTATCTGCAATTTTGAACACCTGTGACATTACTTTTATTTGAAATTCTTGAAACGTCATTGTTTGTAAATATTAAATCTCCCAGTTTTGAGTTATGCAGGGACATTGAGTGACCTATACGGTTTGCTAGTAATGCCTTATCGCCACTGGGAGATTATATTATTAAAAAGGAAATTTACGATTATTTGTAAGTTTCCGTATTTCTTTTTCTATTACTGTTATTTCTATAAATGTAACTTTCATTACTATCCATAAAATAGCACCTATTATAACAGACAGTGTTAGAATAATTAGCATATAGGCAGAAATAGCAATAAGATCTGATGGAAAGATATAGTTGTAAATATTTATTTCTTCCCAGCTATGCATCATAGCTTCTATTATCATAACTATGCATGCAGAACCATAACATACAGATGCTAATACCATTAAAGACTTTGCTATATAAGATAGTACTATAAATAGGGTATTTTTCATATTATTTGAGTTTTACAGAAAATGAATCACATAGCTTTTTTATTTCGTCTATAGTAACAGGGCCGCATCCTTTAAGAGCCTTCAGATCTTTAATTGTAAGATCCTTTAATTGACTTGGAGAATGGATATTCAAATCGTCAAAAACTGACTGCATTCTTTTGCTGCCACTATTCCTTGCCATTTCAAAAGCAAAAATATCTGCGCCATAATATTCATCTTCTTCGCTTTCTACAGTTATATGACGAACTTTACGAGCCTTTTTTGTGTCTTTTATTATTATTATAAAAATATACACTAGACAAGACAGGCTACAAATAATTGCTAAACAGATTAGTAATAAACTTATATTCATTTTATTTGGGTTTTTATTTGATTAGATTTATTATTTATATTTTCATTTACATCTTTGATCAATTTTTCTAGAACAGCCAGAAAAGTTTTATTAGAGATATTATCTAAATACAGATTTATACTCTCTTTTTTAACTTGTTTTTTATCCATATTGTCACTTGCATTATGAATAAACTTTAAGAACTGGCCAGGATCAGACATATCAAAGTCATCTAGCTTTGAAATATCAAAACTTTCCTCTGGTTCAGGCTTTGCCACATCAATAGATAGATTTATAGTGAACTTAAAAGGACACTCGTTTTCTAATACATGCTTTGCAATCTTATCCAGTTCATCAGATGTAATTTTAAGATCTATTATCTGCTTAATAACATCTTGTACTTGAAATAATTTAGGATCAAAAGTCATCTTTTCCATCATTTATATAATTTATAAACTCTTCTTCATTAAAAACCAACTTTCTTTTAACATTTTTATTTACCAGTTCATCTATAGTTTCTTTGATGTCTGCCATCATTTCCATTTCTTGTACTATTTTGCCTACAAAAAACATCTCATACTCACCTTGTATATTGACATCATTTATAATATACTCTATTAGATGCGTTTTTTTAAGCTCGATAGAATTGTTTTCTTTTCCTTGCTTTAGAAATGAAAGCAGAGATGATTTTATTTCTGCTTGTAGACTACTTCTGACACCTAATGCTTTTTCTATACTTTCTTCATTGTGATTTATCATTTGTATATACTTTAATAATTGTTGTATTTCTAAATTTATTTTTATAGTGCCTACACACTACGCCTGTTGGTAACACAATTT